GCCTTGGTCAACTTCAATAACTTCACCAGTATTGATGGTTGTGGGGGTGAGTGGCTGTTGTGCGGCGGCGGTGCCACCTTGATAGCCCGCCCGGACTGGGCCCGAAAAAGAAGTGCGTGCCATGATATGTTCCTTACATGCAAGTTAGGCGTATCAGTCTGCATGTTGTCCGCCGGGACGGTCTGATACACCGGAAAGCCCGGAATAGCTGCAATATACACCTTTTTGGCCGCGTGTCAACAACAAAAAAGGGCCCCCGAAGGAGCCCCCTTGTACAACCCCTAGGGGGCTGCGGTTTAGCTTACGCCGAACCGGAAGTGCCCCACATGCCCAATGGATCGCTCCAGCCGAAGCTGTAACGTTCGCGAGACTTGTAGCGGACATTGCCCGTGTCGAAGTCACCGTCCATGCTGTTTTGCAATGGGGTACGCACGAAATGCTTCATGCCGTTAGGCACGTCAGTCGTGAGGAACCAAGCATTGGTATCAGTCAAGTAGTGGTTGACAGTGTAGCCTTCAGGGATTGCACCCATTTGCTTCAACGCATTGATATCGTTGTCAGCAGTACCAACACGCAGCTCAGTGTCAAGCAGACGCTTGGCAACGAACATCAGTGATGGAGGAACAATCATCTTCTTAGGCTTAGCAGCGATCAGCAAACCACGCTCATCCGTCCAAGCGGCGATCTGAATAACGGCGGCTTCCAAAGAAGTCTCGTTCAGGTCAACTTGAGTAGATGGAGTGTTGGAGTTAGTGCCGCCGCCCACGGTTGGGTGCGAAAAACTAAACAGGGGGACGCCATCACCGCCGTAATAAACAGCAGAGTTGGTGAAACCATTGTTCAGAACAGCCGCAGCTTTAACCTGCTTGGTGTAAGACATAGCACGAGCCAGCGATTTCGTGTAACGGGCAGACAAGCTGTCGTACAAGTTATCTTCGACAGCTTCTTCAGTAATACTGAAGCCGAGGGCGATGGTTTCGTGCGTGTAGCGAGTAGACCAAGCTTCCTGCGCATTGTCATAAGCAATGGCAGAACCCTCGTTCTTCACTGGTGCAGCGGAGAAGCCAGAGAGTTTCGTCTCTTCTTCAAATGAACGCTCAGAGGTCTCTGTTTCATAGATCTCTTTGTGCTCTTCGCCGTAACGGGCGTACTCCATACCGAACAAAGCGTTCAGACCCGGAAGCAGTTCTTTAAGTAGTTGTGCGCGTGAAATAGCCATGATTTAACTCCTTATGCGACACCGAGGCCGGTGTTATATGCGTGACTACCGATGTTGAACTTCACCAGTACATCGGTGAAAGCATCGCCAACTTCAGAGAAGCCTTCTTTGTTCACAAAATCAACAATCTTCAAACCAAAAGTAGCCGTAGAAGCCACAGAGACTGAGATAGCTGTATTGGAATTGCCGAACGAGGTAGAACCCGTGCTGGTGCTTTGAGCAGCATTCAGAACGGCGTTCATGCCCAGAGCAGTTTGGCCCAACGAGCCAGCAGCTTGGACTTGGAACACAGTGCGGTCATCATCAATGACCAAAGCTGTGACAACACCAGTAGTGCCAGCGGGGTAATACTGGCTGAACATTTGCTGACCCTGTGCATTCACAAAGGAACAACCAACGAAAACACCAATAGTGCCTGCCGGGAAAATGTCACCAGCGGACGAACCAACAGTCGTGACAATTTCAATATAACCAGCGGTGTTAACAGCAACAATACTTCCATTGAAAATATTGGTGTTGTAGCCTGCTGGGTTGATAAGGAACGAGCGAGTGCTACCGGCATAAGGTAGACCTCCAAGTTCATTTACGGCGCGAAGGCCGTAGGGAGAAGCGGTAGCTGCCATTTAAGACTCCTAATTTAAGAACCAGAACCGAAAGTAACCTTGGACTTCTTCTCTGAGAAAAGAGGCATCCGAGGATCACTATCGCGAAGGAAGTTATTGTCCACTGATTCCATCTGCGCTTTATTTTGGTTGTCGTAGTATTTCATACGCTGCTCCAAAAACTCAGACGGTATACGGCAAAGCAATAACCCACCCACCTCAACCGTTCCTTTGAAACGACCTTCGGTGGAAGCGTGCATCATTAGCTCCGGATAGTCCTCTGCTTTGCAGGGCTCATATCCTTCGCGTAACTTCGACGAAATGTTAGTTGGATCAGCTACGCCCAAAGTGGCCGTACGCACCCATCGGTGTGTCCAGCCCGGACGCTCATCCGGAGTTGGCAGAGTTTCAGGCGGACGCCACGTTTGTGGACGCTGCATTACAGCTCGGCTATCGGCCTCTCGGCTTTTACGGTTTTGAGTTTGCGATTCCATTATTCACCTCGTTTCAGTAGGGCAACCTGCTTAGCATATTGTTCCAGAGGGACCTGAAGACGGCGAGCAATCGCTACTTCAGATGCCTTCAGCTTAATGCGGCTGGGCGGTGTGCTACGAGTAGCCGGGGCTACAACGGAGCTTGGTTTTGTTGCACGGCGCGGGGTTTCATCCTCGTAAGCCGGTTCTGACCTCTTTCTTGGAGGTTGGTCATCTTCATCCTCATCGCTCTGGGCATCTTCAAAATGCTCAGGAAATCTTTTACGCATGGTGCGATCAATGGTTTTAAAGTACTCATCGCTACCAATATAGTCAAGACCATACTCGCGTTGTAATTTCTTGTCAAGCCCTAGCGCAGCCGAAGTCATTTCTTCGTCTTTACCCCACCAGTCGCTGTTATTTTCAACCCAGCGTTGGGTACGGGCGCTTGCTTTGGGCACAGCGAGTTCAGCTGTAGCCTTAAACTCTCGCTCTTCTATCTCAATTGGCCTCATGTCGGAGGTACGCTCCATTTTGAGCGTTGCCCGCGCAATATCCGCCTGAGCGTCGGCTAATTCATCCGGGTCAGCGGAGTCATAAGCCTTCTTGTATTTCTCTTTGGCAGCGACTAACTCCGCAGCAGCTGCGCCTTTGGAGGTCTCAATGTAGGCTTTACTACCAGTAGAAAGCTGCTGTTGGAGACGCTTGTTCTCCTCGATAATCTGCCGGGCATACGATTCAGCTGCTTCCCGCTCTCGCAGGGCTTCTTCTTTAGCGCGGCGTTCATCGTGGTATCCGCGGGTGAACTTCTTAATACGGGCTTGGACTTTCTCGTCGTACGTAGAAAGCTCGTCTTCCGTGGGTTCTTCCACCGGCTCGCGCATAGGCTTACGCCCACGGTCTTGCACGGGGGTATCGTCTTCAATCTCAATCTCGATCTTGTCGTCTTCAGCAGTAGCTTTTGCCTTAGCTTCCTTTTCGTGGGGAAACTCGTAGTCTTCACCAAACTTTGTTGCCATGATTTACTCCTTATGCAGCGCGGGTAATTCCACGCGGGTCTTCAACAACGGCTTCGATGGAATCATCATTGATGATCCGGAACTCTCGGCCATGAATCTTCAGGCGGGTGCCTGAATTGGGTCGGACGATGACGAAGTCACCTTCCTTGCAACTTGGTCCGCTAGGGAACCGAGTGGTGTCTTTGTAGCAATCGGGGCCAACTTTTACGATGAACAGTACGGGGGTCAAAACCTCCTCGAACATCATGGACTGGTTGGACTTCACGAGGCCCGCTTCGCTGTCTGCGTACGCTTCCATCGCTTCAGGTACTACACAGAGAATATGAAACGTCTTGGGATCAGGCAGTTGCTTCGCCTTATCTTCAGATGATTTGTTCAAAATCCCGGATAGATCCACCGCCGCTAAATCAAAATCAGTCATCGCTTTTCTCCAATCGTTGCACAAGGTCGTTAAGAATGAAATCTGCATGGTTCAGGCCTCGGATGACCCCGCAGATGTACCGGTATTCTTGATAAGTTTCAACTCGACCGGCGTCGAGAAAGGCAGACTGCTCTTGGCGGAGCTTGTCGATTTCCTTGGCCACATGAGCCAAGAGTTTGTACTCGTTCAAATTCACTCCTTCCTAGGTTGTTTGTTGTACATCTGGCGTTGTTGCATGGACATTTGAGCGCGGTGTTTGGCAGCGTCAATCCCCATGCGAACTCCTTCAGCTTCCGTTTGTTTGGCAAGCTTGTCTCGTGCAGCGGCTGCGGAGGCTCCAACCTGCATAGCCGCGATTTCTTTCTGGGCTTCAATCCTAGATTTCTCAGTCTCGATCTGGTCAGCCTTAGCTGCCGCGTCAATCTGCATCTTCTTCTCTTTCAGCTTGAGTTCGCCCTGTTTGATCTGGAGTTCTTGCATCTGCATCTGAACAATCGGGTCCTGCATTTGTTGCTGAGCCTGCTGTTGCTGCGCTTGCTGCTGGTCGCGCTGTAAGAGAGCGGTTGATGCTTTTGCAGCCATCATGGCGATCTGATCTGCCATCTCCGGCGAAATCTCTTTGTTACTCTCTTCACCCGGCAGCGGTGCACCCATCTGCAACTCAACCTGCTTGCGGTACTCAAACGCTATGTGCTCGTTAATGTGAGCCATCGCCGCAGCTTGGATCATCTGCGCCTGCGGGTTCATCTGCAATATCTTCACGATCTTCGGGTTCTGCATGGCCGACATGTGGACCTGAATGTGTGCCTCATGGTTCTGCTGCATGAACGCCTTGGTAGGCTTGCCGATCAGCAGGTTCTGGTTCTCCTGCACTGGGTCCTGCGGGACAGCGTCGTCCTCAACTGGCACCAGCTTGCTGGCGTTCTTAACGCCCAGAATCTCAATCATCTGACGGTGTAGAACAGGTAAGTTGTACAACTGCGGTGCCGACTGCGCCAGCTGGAGAACAGCCTGATACTGCACAATCTTCTGCGCCATCGTGGCTGCGTTTGGATCAGAGACAGGGATCACGTCCACCATCTCATAGTCCTCCCTACGGGCGGTGCGGCGTGCGTCCACCGGCTCGTAGTCGTAGTCCTCTGGGCAGTAATCAGCGATGATCACCTTGAGGAGCTTGAACTCCTGCTTCATGGCAAAGTGCAAGCGGGACTGAACAGCCGTCATAACTTTAAGCGTGCGCTCAAGAATCGCCAGCGTAGTGCCCACTGGTGCTTGCGAGCCCATGTCGCTGACCTTCATATCACCGGAAGACGCAAAGGCGCGGCCCTCCTGCACAATATTCTGAAACAGCGCATACAGAACCTGTGATGGCTCTTTGTACGGCAGCGGCAGGATGTTGTCGCGGATCGACCCGCTCGGCACATCTACGTCGCGGAACTCGCCGGGGGCAATCGGAGTGTCATCACCTTTAATGCGAAGGCCTCGTGACTTAAGTCCTCCGGGCAGATTTGAGAGAGTGCCTGCATCAACCAGTTGGCGGATGAGCATGGTAGCGGACTTAGCGTAACCTCCAATGAGATGGATAAGACCGTATCCGTAAAACCCAAATCCGGGGATGTACTGATAATGCACAAAGTGCTGTCGCTTGAGGTGAAGTTTATCTCCTTCATACCAATTTCTCCTGACAGACAGAATCTTGCCCGTGCCCTTCTCAACTGTGATCACGTACGGCAATGCAATCCCAGTCTCGTCGCCCTTCTTATTAGTGTGCTCAAACCCCTTGAGGTCCAAGTCCACGTTCATCTCAAGAAGCCGGAACCTGTCGTCGTTAATCGCAGACAAGCCCATCTCTTCGGCCTTCTGCTTCTCAATATCGTCAAGCTGGTGCGATGGCTCACCTAGGTCCACGTCCGCGTAGAACCCAGCCTCCATCAGCTTTGTAATCTCGTTCTTTGTTTTACGCATAACGTGCGTAACTCGCTCCGCGCCTTCGAGGCTCGACGCGCCGTAGGGCACAACAATATCTTCAGCGGGGATAAACACAGCGACTTGTCGGCCCTTACTTGGGTCGAAGTACACCTTCTTGAACGCGCTGCCCGTGATAGGCAACGACCACAACATCTTCTCGTGTTCTGGCCGGTACTCAGTCATCACCTCGGTGAGCTGGTAGTTCATATCTTCACGAACGCGGGCAGCAGCCTCTTCGCGCAGTTTGTCC